CCAGCCCTTCGATCTGAGCGCGCTGCTCAGGGCCAAGGGCGATACCGGCACGCCGCGCAGCGTTCTCAAGCTCCTGAGTGGCTCGCAGCTTTTCCATCGCAAAGCCGTAGTCATTGACCATCGGCCCGAGCTTGCGCAGCAATTCTGTTTCCGCATTCATCGCGTCGATGCGGCGCTGATATTCCTCGAGGGATTCCCCGAACCGCTCGCCCGCAGACTTTCCCCCGCGACCGCCCCCGCCACCTTTGCCTGAGCCGGCCGGCAGCTTGTAGTCCGACAGCGAAACCGTGCGCGGCTCGTCGGCCTCAACCACAATCCGAAGCGGCTCCGGCGCGGCCTTACCGGCGAGCGCGTTCGCCAGCGCCTCATCTTTAGCCGTCGCACCGAGCAGTTCGAATGTCTGGCTGAGCACCCTACCCCCAGCACTTGAGTTCGCATTGAGGCCCGGGATTTGCCGATCGTTGACCCAAGTCGCCGCCGCGGCGCCGATAGCCTCGGCGCCAGAAATGCGGGCGATTTCGTTGGCGAAGCTGTTCGCCGCACTCGCCCCGCTCTCAAAGAGGCCGATAAGCGTCTGCACCGGACCGATGGCGAACTGCACAAAATCAGCCATCTCTCGGACAACGAACGCGAGGTTCTCGATGCCGTCCCCCAGGACACGGCTCGCAGACGTACCTTCGTTCATTTCGCGGGCGACATCGATAAGGACGTTTTGCAGCCGAACAAACTGCTGCGACACCGTCATTTCAGCGTTCGCGACCTTCTCCTCCAGCGTGTAGGCGCCGGCTTCGAATGCTCGAAAGAACGCTTCGCTCGACACCTTCCCATCGACCACAAGTTGACGGAGTCGAGCTACTGACCCTCCGGCCTCTTCCAGTCCAGCAGCAGCGGCCTGGGCAATAGGTAGTGCACCTTCAAGAATGGAGTTGAACTCTTCCGCTCTGACGATGCCTGCACCCATGGCCTGGCTGAGTTGCAGCAAAGCGCCCGAAGCGGTCTGAGCGTCAGTCCCTGCCACGCGGAGCGCCAAAGCGACGTTCTCCGTAAAGAGCAGCATCTCTTCAGTGGACGTACCCAGTTCGTTCTGGACGATCGCCACACGGCCATAGAGCTGGGCCAACGTTTCGAGTGGGGCGGCATTTCTTTGAGCGCTGTCATAGAGCCGACTGTAGACGGCTGCCAACTCTTCGCCGGCCAGGCCCGCGACCTTCAGGCCGTTTTCAATCCGGGTTGCGGCATCCACGAGCTGCACGGCGCCCCTTACGGCGGCAACGCTGGCAAATGCCGTAGCGATACCCCTCTGAAGCCCCGCGAAACTGGAGTTGATCTGACGGCTCATCCCGGAGAAACGGCTCTCGATCCGTTTCGCTGTGGAGTTCGTCTGACCAAGCGCACGCTGCATCGCTCGCTCGTACTTCGTGATGGACGCTTCAAGGCTAACCACCAATCGTTCTACGTCTGTGGCCATCAGCGAACCTCGAAAGTCACCACCTCGCCCGGCACGAGCCAAGGCCCGTCCAGCACGTAGGTTTGAGTAGAAAGAGTGGTTGAGGAAGGAGCATCAAGCTCCTGCATGCGCGACCAAATATAGTCTTTATCGTCGGCGGAAAGCGCGTTCGGCTGCTTGGGCGTGTTGGCATCAACATAGCCCTGCCAGGCCATGAAGAACTCCCAGACCGACGCCCTTTTGACGTCGTGGACCGTCCAGCCCATCGCTGCGCCCAAACCGTAGATCAGTCCGAAGCGCCATTTCCCGTCTGGGAGGTCGTCGAGCTTTTGGCCTTCGCCCTCCCCCGAGTTTTTTTTAGCGGCTCGTCAGGAGCCCCCTTCACTCCCGCGGCAATGATCGCGAAGGCCAGCATGCGGTTTTCGAGCGGAGGCCGCGCCTCGACATAGTCAGAAACGAGACGAACGGCCTTTGTGGGCTCAAGCCCGCCCCCGATCAAGCCAAGGCGGATCGTGTGGCTGATGTCGCCGACCCGCCAGTCGACCCCACCCAGCCGCTCAATAAGGCGCTGAGGGCCGCAGTCCGTCGCCTCTTGGAGCAGCGAAAGCTCCCCCCACCCCAGCCGGAAGGGATAAACGCCGTCGGCCCACGGCAGCGGGCCGATCGATGCATCGCGGCTCATCAGGTCGTTGTCGCCGAGGTGCGGACCATTTCACCGTCCGACTGCAGCGAGAAATTCCCGGTGACACGACCGGTGTTCGATGGAGCACCGAGCTCGGCACTTTCGACCTGCATGCGGCCCGTATAGGTCCAGGTCGTGGTCGGAAATTCCAGCTCGATCTTAACCGGCACGCTATCCGGGCTCTCCGCGGCGTCGAGCCAAGTTTCGACACTGGCCTCGGCAAGAACGCCTTCGCCGCTGACTGACATGCTCAAACTGGTCGCATCGCGGCCAACCCAGTCGATTGCGGTCGGGTCATCACAATCTGGGATCATGATCTCTTCCAAGTTCTTGCTCAGTGTGAGCGACTTGGACGTCAGGCCACAGGGCGCGGCGTAGACGATGGGGGTGGCGCTATTGCCGAGCAGAATGCGCAGCATACCGCCCTTCGTTGTGACGGGCTTTGCCATGATGGCTCTCCGAGATCAGGGGGTTTCGAGAAGGGCCGTGAACTGGATCACGGCATGGTTGGTCACCCCGTCGCTATCGCGCAGGATGCGGGTGAGTTCGTGCCGGATCGACACAAGAGCGTTGGTGGCGAGCGCCAGGTCGGCCCTATGGAGCGCCTTCTTAACGAGCCCGGCGATTTGCCGAGCCTGGACGGAGCCATAGGCAAGGCCCGCGCCCCAGGACCAAACATCAATCTGGAAGGTGATCTCTTCGCCGTCGATGCAATCGGCATCGTCTGGGATCGATGTGACCGGGCCGAAGCTGATGTAGGGGCTGGCGACATCGGGGACGAGCACCCCGCCAGACAACCTTTCTGGCACGCGGTCAAAGATCTTGGTGCCAACCATCGCGACGAGATCGGTCGACGCGCGAAGCTTATTCAGCGCCGCGAGCTGCAGTTCATAAGTCGGTTCCATATCAGCCCCCGGCTGCTACTCGCTTGGCGGCTTTGTTGACGGCACGCGTTACGCGTCCCCGGGCCCGTTTCCGTGCCGCCCGATAGGCTGGATAAAAGAACGGCTGCGCAGAGGAGCCCGGGTGGCCCGAACCAGCAAAGCGCCCACCATTGATGTGCGGCGCCGTGCCGAATTCGATGAACCGGGCATAATAGGCATCAGGACCGCCGGCATAGACCGTGATCCTGAGGTTGCCAGAATTGCTGGCCTTCACCCTGCCCAGAACGATCGCGCCTTTCGGTGCATCGCCATAGGTCCATGCGATACTGTTGCGCAGATCGCCGCTGTCGGTCGGGGCTAAAGACTTGGCCAGCGCCACAATCTCATTTGCGCTCGCCTCCATGGCTGCTTTGATTTCAGCTTCCACCACTCCCGGGAAGCGCTGCAACTTCTTTCTTAGCCGGTCCAGACCGAGGACTTTGGTCGCCATTCAGACGGCACCCTCTATCACCAGAAATTCCAGCCACTGGTTCTTTCCGTCAGGATCGGCTGGCGGAGAGGTGACGGCGAAGACCCGGGCTGCATTCCGGGCGTCGACGAGACGCCAGGCGGTCGTGATCTCCCGGGTCTGAGGAGTGTTGCGCACCGTGGCGACGTATGGCTGGGAGCCGCCAAGGCGGGCGGCGTCGACGCCTTCGCCACCGGTGCGGGGCTTCATGCCGGCGGCAACTGTAAACTGCGTGGCAAACTCGCCAGCCCCTGGGATCGGATTACCCCAGCCATCGTCAAGTGGGGGAGCAAACTGGCAATGGACGCGCTCGCGCAGCGCCCCGGCCCGGCGGAAGTTTTCAGCCATTGGCCTTCGGCTTCGTTTCGGTCACCAGTTCTGCCACGCCAGCCTTCACGGCAGCATCAGCACATGCCTGGGTGACCGGGCCCTCCCATCCGGCCTTATAGCCGACGGTGGATTGGCTTGATGGCTTGAAGTCCCAGTCCTTCTTGAAGCGAAGGCGGGGAACGGTGCGGTCGGTCATGGCGATCTCCTTATGCCAAAGTAGGGTCGCGCAGACGCCACAACAGCGCTGCGATCGGGTTCTTCGGGTCGACGGGGCTAGTGCCGGCAAGGCCGCTGAGCATGGCCAGGCGCTCTTCAGTATCGTCGAGCAGGCAGTTCACCGCGATGATGATTGCCGCGGAAACCCGGCCGGGAACATTTTCGGAGGTCCATGCCGGGGCGGGCTTGGGTTGTATGAAATCGAGAACGATGTCTTCTGCCTGCTTGATCTTGAGCAAGATCGAAGGGCTGCGCTCGTCAGCCGAAAAAGTCGGTGCCGTGCCCTGCAAGTCGAGATTAAGAGCGCCGTTGACCTGCTCGAGGGTGACCAGTGCCATCACGACACCTTAACCGGCTTGGGCGTCATATCGCGCACCACGCCGTCCTTACCGTCCCTGCCTCGCTTGACGCTCAGCCGCCAGCCGTCCCCGCCATCAGGCTTGTCGCTGGTTTCCTTCTGGGCAATCCAGACCGAGCCGCCCCAGGTCACGGCATCGCCCGCCGAATAGCCCTTGCCCTCGACCCAGACGCCGCGATCAATGACCACCGGCATGGTGAAGGCGAATTCCTTGACCTGCTCGCCGCGCACGAAACGGAGAACGATTCCGCGCTCACCATCGTATTCGGCGGACATGTCGTCGAAGCCGAGACCATCCGCACCGTCTGCGCCATCGCGGCCGTCTTTGCCGTCTGCACCCACGACAGGGCCAACCTCCTTTATCGACCCATCGGACATGGTGAAGAGCAGAATGTCGTCCTTCAACAGCGGCGTTACAGCGTCGAGCCCATCACGGCCATCGCGCCCATCATTTGGGGCAGGTATGGACTTGATCGCCTCAGCGACCACAGCAGCAACATTCTCGCGCACCAGCGGAGCGACGTCCTCGACTGTGACGCTCTTGCCGTCTTGAGGCTTCGGGAGTGCCGCAATTGCCTTCTCTACTTCCGCTCGGACAAGCGCCGCCAGGTCAGCCGGATCGATGCTCCTGCCGTCGATGCCGTCACGCCCATCCTTCCCGGGCTGCGGCTCGCGTGCCTCTAATGCCTCGAGACGGCGCAGGATCGGCGCAACAGTCTTCTCGACAAAGCCGCGGACGATCCCAACCATTTCCTTGCCGAAGGCTTCACCATCGAACATCAGGCAAGCCCCTTCATCATTTCAATGATCGCCTTGCTGGCCTGGGCTTCCGCCTCGGCGTCAGCATTGTCGTTTGCCGGCGGCTCTGCTGGCGTTGGTGCGGGCGCGTTGCCGAATGGATCCGCCTGCTCGTCGCGCTTTGCCAGAGCCTCGAGTGAATAATTCTGCTGCTGGAGCATGGGGCTGTTGCCACCCTTTACGGGCTTCAATCCAAGTTTCCGGCGCTGCTCGTTCGGCGTCATCTTGCCGCTAGACTTGTCGAGCACGTCCATCATGGTCGCGCTGTCCATTCGAAGGAGCTGGTCGAGGTCGAATTCCGTGCCGAGGCGGTCTCCGGTCTCAAGGCCTTCATCGAGGCAGAGCTCAATCGCTTCAATCAGCACTTGCAGACACTGCGTGTAGTACTGCGCATCCAGGGCTTCGATGTTGTTGTAGGACGGCGCAGATCCAATGCTCACCTTGAAAGGCGGTACGTGATAGGTGGAGCAAACGGTTTCAGCGCTCCACTTGAGCTGCTCTACCATCTGCGAGTCTGTTGCCTTAGCCGCCATCGCCTCGAACTTGAGGCCATCGCCGAGGACCGCCACCTTGCCGCGGTTCTTACCGGAGTAGTTTGCGTCCCATGCTTCCTTGAGGCGCTTGGCGGTCTCTGGATCGATGGCGCCGGGCGCAGTGAGTACGCCACCAGGCTGAGATCCATTGGCAAAGAAGGCCGCTGAGTTGTTCTGGATCGACAGCCCTTGCATGGCGCTCAGGCCATTCGCGAAGATCGGAGACAGGCCTACCAGCGGATGAAAGAAACAGTTGAACCGATCATGGATAATTTCCCGGGCGGGGACGACCACACGTTCAGTGATGCCCGCGAGTTTATCCGCCAT